CGCCATGTCGACGACGGTCTTGTTTACCAAGCAAAGCAGTGGAAAGCTCATCAAGCTCCCCATCGGCTGCCCGCTTTCTGCGGTGAACCCGTCAATCCGAAGATCGCCGAGAACATCCAAGCACCGGACCTCGTCGTCACTCAAACCCACACTCTTTTGTTTTAGCACATCTATCATCGCGCGTACATACGCCAGCTTAATCTTGTCGGTCGCTGACGAATAGTCAAAACTGAGCCAGTTGGCACCGGCACAGCCTTCGAGTAGATGCGCAAGCTTTTCACGGGTAGGGCTACCCACAAGAAGCCATCCCTTCCGTTTGAGAATCGAGTAGAGGCAGGTATGCAGGGGCTTCAAAACCTCGGAATTAAAACTCGGGTAAAGAGTCACTATCCTTGGCTTTCCCTTCGAGTACACCAGCTCGACGCTGGGTTCCATACCGAACTCCTGACGGTTCCAGTTACCGCCCTCCCTCCTCGAGAATTTGTTTGTCGCGTGTCCGTTCGGGACAAAACAGACACGCTCTTTTTTCTCGTCCCACCTGTCGGGGATGTTCATAGCAAACATCCTCCGAAACTTTTCCAAATGTTGCTGGTCAACATCTTCCAGGCAGCGCCTTTGCCTTTTCCACGCTTCCACTAAGGAATCCTGCTGGTCTTCGCAGTATTCACAAGGTTGAACCTCGACTTTCATCGAGGTTTTAATGGAAAGCTCTTGAGCAACGGTAAGCTCTTGAGCGTACATTGACCTGATACTGCTGCGGAGGCTACCGCAGACGATTTTTTTAGGTAGCGGGTGAACCGCCTTTAGCCGTTGATCGGCCCATAGGAGCTTCACAATGGCATTTGCCTTCCTTTTATGCTCTTTCAGCCGGGCACAACAGCTGAAATCTTCTTTGTCGGGGGGACCAGGAAAAGCAGGTGGGCCATCCCAAACGCACAACAGCCGGTCAAGTGCCTCTTGGAGGACGTCACTGCTGTCGTGAGAGATGCGCTTCGCGTATAGCTTGTCGCGAAAACGGTGCGCACCCGGATAAGGAAAATCCGGATACGTCCCCCATTCCACTCGACTGCTAACCCTCACCTCCCCATCAACATTCCCTTGGTATTTCCATTTTCTGGGTCTCGGTGGTATCAAATACCGGTCCCAAGCCAGACGGTCGGGGTCAACCGACTCTTCCCTTTGTTTTTTTCTTTTTCCCACCTTTGTTGCAAGCTTGGCAATCTCGATGGAAGGCTCAGGGTCGAGGAAAGATGTAGGACGTAGTTTTGGATGCAAGCGCGCCCTACAACGCTTTGCACGGACTTCGTTTTTCGTTTTAAGGCGTTGAAGTCGTAAGAACGCCGCCACCTCCCACCCTTCATCACAATTCAATTTGTCGTGCATCGTGATAAAGATGCCCCACATTTTTAGCTGGAGGCGGGGCAGTCCCAGCGTGTTTTTAGGTCAGAGGTTCCGAAAGACCCGAGACTTTGTAAGCACCAAACAGATGCACCGCTTCATTGCCTTCCTTTGGACAATTCCCGTTCACCTTCATGGGGACAACGCGCAGGGGTTGGTTGGGACCATTACCCCCCAACTTGCTGAACAATCGAACTCGCACCTGGACACCTCCATCCAGGGCCCGGACTCGGGACGGGACACGTCCTTAGACGTCACTCCTAGCGCCGAACGGCCGATTGCACAGTGGGTCGTGGATTCCGACGGAACCCCCCCTTGCGCTGACTCACCACTTGGGATCCAGGGGCAGCGTGGTCTGTTTGCCTTAACCCGGCAACGGAACGTAAATCCGATCACCCTGTTCTCGCGACCAAGTCTCCCTTTCCCTTCTCTCTCGGGGTTCACTCCCCGTCCAATCTTTATAACCGGGCTGGTACCCGGGGTCGTTTTGGCATAGGGCTTGAACGACCGCCTAATAACCGGAGCAATCCGAAACTCTTCACGCACCCGCGGTTAAACGGGAACCTTCAGAGCTGACTGAATCCTCAACCATCATCGCCGATTGAACGGCTAGGTTGAGGGGGGAACAGCCTCGGACCACTAC